GAGGGCCTTTTCGATGCGGGTACGATTTCTGCTGAGGAGTTGGAGCGTCGGAGAGAGTTGTCTGCCGAAGAAATGGACAGAATATATGATCAATGGCGCAGGGAGGATCGGCAGGAACGGGAAGCACAGTGGGAAGATCCGCGTCCACATTCTGGCGACGAGTTTTTCCATGAGTTCCAGGCCACGCCTGCGTTGACGGGTTTGGGTGGGTTCCAGTCACCTAGGATGCCTTCTGGTCTTCCAGGGTTTCAGTCGCCTGGTTCGATGCCTTCTGGTCTCCCAGGGTTTCAGTCACCTGGGATGCTTTCTGATCTTCCTGGGTTTCAATCACCTGGGGTACCTTCTGGTCCTCCTGGGTTTGGTGTTCCTTCGGATGGTTTGTTGCAGGATCTGGTTTCGCGGATGGGAGATATGCCGTTGGAACACAAGTTGGCTTTGGCTGCGGCTTTGGCTGGTGCTGGTTTGTTGACTGTGGGAACGGGTGGGCTTGCTGGTCCTGCGTTGATGGCTGGTGGCGGTTTGTCGTTGTTGGGTAACCAGTAATGGGGGTTCGTGCCTTTCATCCTGGGTTGGATTCGTCAGTTGGTGTTCGTTCGCGGCAGCCTCGTCGCCGAGTGTTGGAGGTTGGTGACCGTAATCCTGAGGTGGGGTCTTTGGATGCGCCGCTATTGGCGAACCAGTCTCCTACTCCGCAGGTTGATCCGACGGCATTCAGGGAACCCCAGGGCGGTAGTGTTGAACCTTTGTTGGGTGCCTTGGGGGCGGTGATGCGTGCGGCTGATACGCCAGGGCGTGAGTTTATACGGGAGCCGTTGTCGGCCGCTATGACGTACGCTTCTATGGCGGAGGCTGAGGGGATCGGCTTTGGCGATTGGTTCAATAGGCGGCGTTGGCGTGAGGCGTACGAGACGGCTCAGGATCGTTCTATTGGTCAGTCGGTTGCTCTTGCTTTTCTTTCGTCGGGGGATGAGGGTAATCGGGTTACGGATGAAGATTTTCTTATGCTGAATACGCGGGGTTTGGTGCCTTCTCCGTGGATGGAGGATCAGCGTAGCGGTGTGGACTCAGGTCCGTGGGTCGAGCAGGGTTGGTTGGTTCATCCTGGTAAGGAGAAGCATGACGCGCCGCAGGAGTGGTGGCAGTTCGGTCTTGAGCATGCGGGCAAAGATCCAACTTTTGAGTACAAGGGCTTGTCGGCGATTGTGGATGCTGCTTTTAGGATGAATCCTATTGATCCGCTCAACTTTGGTCTTCGTGCTTTGATTCGCCTCGGCCAGCGCGGTTCGGCGGCGTTGGGGCGTACCGCTGTGAATGAGGGGGTTTCGTCGGGACAGTTGATGGATCCTGGCAGGTTTTATTCGTTGGAAGATGAGGCGGTTGATGTCAAGGCGTTTCTTGACGATATGCGGAGTGGGCGTCCCGATCCTGACGTATATCAGCAGTATGCTGATATAGTGGTTGACGGTGTTACTTCTCCGAACAACTTTGGAAATAACACGATTTGGACAAGGGATGTTTTGGGGCTTCCAACGGTTCGGCCTAGTCAACTGTCTGAGCGGATCAAGCCTAGAGGCGGTTGGGGCCTCGACGACCTTTGGAACAGGGGTCCAGAGGCGGGTGGCTCGGGGCACTCTTCTCCTGGGATAAATCACTATTTGGAGGAGGCGGGTGCGCACAGGTTGTTGGAGCCAGCGCATGTCGAGCGTGTGGCGGCGCTTGTTGCAAACGATTTGCAGGAGATTGTTGTCAGGTCGGTCGATGCGGTGGGTGTCGGTTCGACAATGCCGTTGTTGCGGACGCAGATACGAGATAGTCCTATTGGCCCGTCGGCGTCTACGGCTCCTCCTACGGGTTCTTTGTCGGCTCCTGGGCGTCATTTGCCTTGGGCGCAGCAGCGGCAAAACGACATTTTGGAAATGGTTGTCGATCCTCGCAAGGACATACTGGCCTCTTTTGACGCCCGTACCGTTGGTGGCATTGGTGAACGCGAAGTGTTGTTGAATCCTGCGACTATTGCTGCGAATACGGTGCGGTCAAGTCCTTCTATGGCTGAAGCAGTATTTGGACCTGGTCTACATTCTGTGCCACCTGCGGGCCAGGCCGCTAACCAGTCGGCAAACGACTTTATACAGTGGCTGCTAACAAATGAGTGGCTTGGAAGCAACCCCGTCTTCCAGGGCATCGGCTCCTCGGTGGCGCCTCAGGCGTTTACGGCAGCCCAAGCGGATTTGTTGGAGGCGGCTTTGTTGGAAGCCCAAAGGAGAGGTTAGTTATGACCAGGGGTGAGAAGAGGCGTCGCAAGGCCCGCAACAGGGCACGGTTTGATGCTGGCGTGCAGCGCCGCATCTTGGAACGCCAAGAGTTCGCTGAGTGGGGGTTGAGACCTGCTTGGTGGGCTTTACGTGACTAGTCGGACCTTGGTTGTGTTGGCATCCGCCGTCATGTTCACTGTTGTGGTGTACACTGTGGAACGCATGTTGGAAAGAGTCACCAAGGAAGCCACTTTAGGAGGTTAGGCCGTGTCGGGGAAAACGCAATCGGATTGGTTGGCCGAGGGGATAAAAGCAGGGTGGTGTGGTCCTCCTGTATGTTCTACCCATGATGGTATTCCGACCACGCTTGAGGAAGACGAGTTGTGGGAGACGGAGGATCCGTGTACGTTTGTGATCCGCCCGTACGCTTCGGCAATGGAACGCGGCCAGGTCGAGGCGAATCATCTTCCTTCTGTGTGGCGTAACGAGTGGACGCCGCGGTTGAGGCTGGTTGAGTAGCCGTTGTCTCGTTTGCAGGAGTTGCGGCAGGAGGCCGAATGGCGTCGCTGCCGCGACGATGAAAAATATTTTTTGGAGAAGTATTGGTGTATTGCGCATCCTGCGCATGGCCGTATTTTGTTCAAGTTGCGTGGCGCTCAGGATGAGGCTTTGAAGCAGTGGGGCCGCAATCGGTACAGTTTGACTTTGAAGGCTCGTCAGATTGGTTGGACGACGTTGGTGGCTGCGCACCAGTTTTGGTTGGCGTTTTTTCGTGATGATCAGAACATTATTGATTTGTCGCGTACTGAGCGTGAGGCTGTGCTGCTTCTCAGGAAAACGAAGTATGGGTTCAGGCATTTGCCGAAGTGGATGGTTGCCAGGGGGCCTGAGTCGTTGGTGGAGCATCAGCAACGCATGTCGTTTGATAATGGTTCGATGATTACGTCGATGCCGTCTGCTTCGGATCCTGCCCGTGGCGAGTCTGCAACGTTGATTGTTGTCGATGAGTGGGCGTTTCTGCCGAACCCTGAGGAGGCTTGGTCCTCTATTGAACCTGTGGCTGATGTGGGTGGCCGCATCATTGGTCTCAGCACGGCTAATGGGTCTGGCAACTTTTTTCACCAGTTGTGGACTGGGGCGGAGGCTGGTGTCAATAGGTTTGAACCAATGTTTTTTCCGTGGTCTGCTACGGAGGATCGTGGCGATGCCTGGTATGAGGAGAAGCGGCGGTCGATGCTGCCTTGGCAGTTGGCTCAGGAGTATCCGACTACTGCCGAGGAGGCGTTTGTCAAGTCGGGTAACCCTGTGTTCGATTTGGATGTATTGGATGTGTTGCTGCGGGGGTGTATCAGCGGTGACGATGGGTGGCTGCATGAGTTGCAGCCACGGGTATTGGAGTTTAGGCAATGAGTTTCGTTGTGTGGGAGCGGCCGCAGCCGCAGGAGGCGTACGTGTTGGGGGTTGATACGGCTGAGGGTTTGGGTCATGGCGATTATTCGTGTATCCAGGTGTTGGCTGTGTCGTCTGGGGTGCAGGCTGCTGTTTGGCATGGGCACATTCCGCCTGATGAGTTGGCTCAGGAGGTTTTGAATGTTGGTTTGTGGTATCGGGATGCGTTGTGTTGCGTCGAGTCGAACAATCATGGTTTGACGACGTTGACTGTGTTGCGGCAGTTGGGGTATCCGAGGTTGTTTCGGAAGCGGTCGTTGAACAAGGTGTCGGACAGGGTGACGCAGGAGTATGGGTGGAAAACGACGCGTACGTCGAAGCCGTTGATGATTGACGATTTGGCGACTGCGTTGAAGAACGACGAGTTGGCGTTGCGTGATAAGCACACTGTGGCGGAGTTGCGTACTTTTGTGCGCAACGAGCGGGGGTCGATGTCTGGGTCTCCGTTTGATGACCGTGTCATGGCTTTGGCTTTGGCGAATCAGATGCGCAAATATGCGCATGCTCCCGAGTTTGCTGCCGATGTTGACGATTATTGGACGGTTGATTGGTTTCGCCGCCAATCTGGGACTCAGTCTGAGAATCCGTTCCAAATAGGGGTTCATGCTATTCGCGGGGGCGCAAGTGGGACACCTCGTCCTTCCTGATGAGGACTTAGCGGTTCTTTCCTACAACCAACCACGGAGATGGTTTCTAATGGCAGCAAACTTTGTGTCACATACTAGTGGCACGCAGACAGTTGACGGCTCTAAGGGCCGCAACAACAAGTTGGATCGTGGCGGCAGTGTCGTGGTGAACCGTGTGACTGAAACGGGGTCGCAGAAGGCGACTATTCGGTCGGGTTCACCCAAGTACGCCAATCAGACTGGCGAATACGGTGAGATCACCACGAAGGATACGCCTGAGAACCAGCACGGTCTTAGCGGCAAGGTTGAACCTGCTTCTAAGCAGCCGTAGCGATGGCGGTTCTTCCGCCAAACGCATCGTTCAATGATTTCGCCAGATATGTGGAGGCCCAGCAGGGTCCGAAGACGCGTCTGGAACTCAACGAACTTTGGGCGTGGCGTAAAAAACTGCTTGGCGTCAAGTTTGATGTGGGCCGCGGGTATCGCGAAACCCTCCCAGCCGACGAACAGGATCTCACAATGAAGCAACGTGAGGCGAAGGTTGTTGCGGAAGCGAAGTCGCAGGGACGCAACATTGAACTTGTTGGGAAACGGTGGGTGTAATGGGCCGTAAGACACGTTCGGAACGTTTCGACTCGTATAAGCGTCGTTTGGAGTTGGCTCGCAAGTGGCGTGACGACGAGGGGTACGACGACACTTGGCGTCGCCTGGGCGACCTGTACCGTGGGAAGCATTGGCCCTCAACCGCGTCAACGACATCTGATCTGATCGCCGTCAATCTGGCATTTTCGACCATCAACGTTATTTCGCCCTCGGTTGCGGTGAACCATCCAAAGATTGTTGTATCAGCGACGCTGCCTGACAACGAAGCCCAGGCTTCCACCAATGAGGCTGTCATCAACTACTTGTGGCGCCATCACGACTATCAGAAGCCATTCAGGCGTGCTGTCAAAGACTTTCTGATCTTTGGACATGGCTGGTTGAAAGTTGGGTGGCGGTTCGTTGAACAGGAGCAGACCCTGGGGGATCGCGATTTGGACGCCATGTACGCCGAGCAGGTTGCCACGGCCGATTCTGCGGCGATGGAAATGCCTGCCCTGGCGGGCGATTTGCCAACGA